CCAGCAAGCGCTGTCTTTGGGTATTGCGTCTGGGCTTCACCGGACATGCCACGCGCCATTTCAGTGATGTCCTTGATTGGCATCGCCTGAATTTTTTCACGCTGTTCACGAGTTGACTCGCGTGGATCAAGATAGCTTGCACCTTTTACGAGCGCTGCTTCGGCCCAAGGTTGCCAGCCCATCATTGTTGTATCGCCAAAACCACTTGTTCCTGCGAGAACTTGATTAGTAAGCGGCGATGATGTTTCCGTCATACGGCGACCGACATTATAGGCCGCTGAATTTTGCGGACCCTGATCTGGTGTGGATTTTTGACCGGACAACGCAGCGCTCAACCGATCTTCCAAACTTGCCTGAGCAGGAGGAAGAATTTTCTGCGTTTCGGGGTCGTAACCTTGCTTCGCCCAATCAGGTGTGATTTGCGTAGCAGTACCCGGTTGAGGACGATCTTGAACGGACGATGGGGCGGCTTCTGGTTCTGCCACTGGGTCTTGGAGAGCTTTGCCGAGGCGATCTTCTAAATCGTCCATGAATTATCTCCCGCCAGTGAAGTAACGACTCATTCCACGGAAACCATGAGTTTCAAAAAGCTTATCGATGCGCGTTGGGTCCATGTTACCACTGATCATTTGCTTAAACAGCGCAGGATCATTTAGCATCACGTTCTCAATTGCCTTGGCCTCTGTCCCATAACGAGCGGATGGATTTTTCCGCTCAAAGTCAGCAGGCGCATTGACATAGCTATTACCGGAATCTTGCCCATAAAGATTAGCGTGGTTTGCTTGATCAATGCCGCGCTGTGTCTGTGTCATTAGCAAAGAAGTCAATTGAGCGTATGCTTTTGGATTTTGGTTTGGATTTGCGTTAGCATTTGCCAATTCATCCAAAGCCCTGACGCTCTCTTGCCCAGCACCAGATGCCTTCATAAGGCCTTGAAGCCTTGTAAGTTTTTCAGAAATTTGGGCCGGTGTATCATTGTCAAGAATATCTTGACCACCAAATGCACGGGAAATCGTATTGGCTATTCCAGAAATTTGAGCGCGAGTTGTATACGCCGTACCCGGAGCATTCCAACCCTTTGCAGCGGACACATCAGCTAAGTTGCTGGCAAGTTCATGGACATTCTGTTGATTGTCGCGAGAAGCAGAGCCCACCTTGTCCACGTTATCAATGTAGACCTTGCTGCGCTCGATTGGGATCAATGCGCTTGGCCCACCGGCAATCGCTCCGGCCCCCTTCTGATTTCCTTCCGCAATAGCCGTAGCCGCAGAATTTTTATCATAGAAATCCGTTGGTGCCTGACCGATCGGTTCACCCTTTGGCGCAGGAGCCGTCATCGCTGCTGGCAATGGATTAGTGATTGTGTCTGAGCCCGGAGGCTTCGCTTGTGGCGGCTGGCCTGCGGCTGCTGGAGCGGCATTACCCGGACCGCCGGGAACCTTTCCAAGCAGTGGAATGTTCTCACCAGCATCGTGGCGGCGCTGATAGTCTGACGCCGGAATGAAGCTGCCGTCTGCAAGCCACACAATATTGCCGTATGGCGTCTGCTGGAAGCTCTTCTGAAGGTTGGTAATGTCAGTGCCGCGGGTAAGCGCTTGCTGTTGTGCTGTCTGAGCGCCCGTAAGACCCCGGCTTGCAATATTGCTCTGCACGTCTTCATATGTCTTGGCACCGCCGCCGAGGCCTTGAAGAATGGCCGCGCCGAGATAGCGGCTATTTGAGCCAGCCATCGTGCCAATGCCTGACAGAAGCGGGATGAGGAACTGTTCGCTCATAAGAGTATCGCCAAGGGACTTCTGTCCATCCTTAGGGGGTTCTTGGGCCTGCGCTGGCCCTGCGCCAAACATGTTGCCTAATGTGCCAAGGATGCCATTATCCGCAGGCTTTGGACCACCATAGATGGACGAGACATACTTTTGAGTTTCGGCAGGAAGATAATTAAGATAGCTGCCACCCTTGGTAGACGCCTTTTCCAATGCCAAATCAACATTGCCGGGGCCAGCATTATATGCAGCGCTGGCCAATGCAGGGTCTTGATATTTCTGGTATTGCGCCTTCAAATACGCCTTTCCAAGCGTCTGGTTATATTCTGGGTCGCTGGCAAGCTTTTCAGGGCTCCACTCGACGCCAGCAAGCTTTGCAGCCTCTGGCCCAGTGCTAGGCATAATCTGGCCAACGCCTACCGCACCCTTAGGAGAGGTCAGCGGTGTGCCATCGGCATTAAACTGCTTGCCACCGCTTTCTTGCTGGACATGCTTGGACCAGTATTTATTGACAAAGTCGTCTGCCGGGTCTGGAGCAGCATCAGCAACAACGCTGTCTGCTGGAGCAGCATTAGCAACAACGCCACCTGCTGGAGCATCGCCAACTCTGTCGCCATCAGCATGATGTTCACGATGCTCGGCAACGCCGCCATCTTTCAGCGCAAGAGCAAAAGGCCCAAGTGATGAAAGGAAGCTGCCGATGCCACTTGCTGCAGCTCCGACACCAGAACCAACAGCAGAAGCCATCGTTCCGAGGCCAGAAATCTCGCCGGGGATTGCTGCAATCTTGCTAAGGTCACCCAACGTGCTCGATGACTGCCCAGTAGGATTTTGAGCTGTCATGAGGCCATGCTGGCTTTTGTCTTTTTCGGTGTCCGAAACTACCTGCGACATCGGATCATCGGTCTGGTACGGATCGACACTGCCGCCGTCGGCATAACCTACAACGCCGCCATGGGCCTGCCCTTGTGGCTGACCAAGGGTTTTTAACCACTCTAGGCCAGTTGCATTCTGGGCAGGGACGGCTGCTACAGCCGCTGCGCCAGTCTTTGGGTCAGCAGGAATTGCAGCTTGTGCAGGTGTAGCAGGATGGCCAATAATATCCTTGCGATAATCGTTTGCCTTTTTAATGGTATCGCCAATATTCATGGCACCCTGCACGTCACCCATAAGCGTGTCGCCCTGCTGCGCACGAGCAGGATTGGCAATGCCTAAATGAGCGACTGGGAGATTTGCCGCTGGGACAACGCCCTTGCCACCCGGCGTACTGGCAGGAGAACCGCCGTAAATGCCGCCTTTTGTGAAGGGGGCATAGGACTGCTGCTGCGACGCCAGAATAGCCGATAGATCATATGGCGATACGACATCGCCGCCGTTAAAATAACCTTCTGCGGCATGCTGCGGGGCTACGACGCCGCCCTCAGAATTTGTGGCACCACCTCGGGCCCATGCGCCATTAGAACGGTCGGATGCCTGCTGGCCGCCCATATCAGAAAAACCAAAGCTGCCATGCTCAACATTGTCATGCCCACCATGATTTTCATTGGGAACAACGCCACCATTGACGGGAGGTAGTACCGATGGGTCTTGGCTTCCTTGGCCCATTTCACCCATCAGGGTCGATGCTGGATTAAGATTTAAGCCACCAAACGCCCGATGCACTGGCTCCGAAGCCTTGTCGTAATCGACGGTCTTGTAGCCATGCGATTCGCCGACAGCCTCTGGGTGGATCTTTTCAACGTCCTGCGCCATGTAGCCGATATGCGTCTGCTCGGCGTCGTCGCCCTTGTACTTAAAGGTGTAGATTGGCAGACCATTCTTGGCCGTGCCAACCTGCTTGATGTCTTCCTTGAGCCGTGCATCGGAGAACCATGACTGCGGTCCCGTCGTAGTCGTGGTCGAGCCAGACAGTGCGCCAGTGCCCTCCGCGATGTTTGCGAGGAATTGCGCCACTTGGAATGGATAGGCCTGCTGCTGCTGGAATTGGTTGTACAGTGCCGACTGTCCAGCCTGCGTTGTCTGCTGGCCCAACGTACCGGCACCCATCATTGCCTGAGCGCCCTGCAGGCCTGCCTGCTGACCCTGAACGCCAAGTGCGCCGATCTGGCCTAGGCCCGTCTGATAGTTCTGTGCGGCGCTCTGGAAGCCTTGGCTTGCCATGTTGCCGAGCGTCTGGCCTTCTGCAAGGTTCTGCTGGTTCATCAAGGCAGCCTGCGCCACCTTGCCGCGATCACCACCAAAGGCACCCTGCTGGATTGCCGTGCCCAGAAGCTGCTGCTGCTGCTGCTGGTTGACGTTATTCATTTGGGCTGCCGTTGAGCCCATGGCATTTTGCAGGAATGGGTTCATGTAACCCTGAACACCCTGCTGGAAACCTTCCGGCGTGTAGCCCTGCTCAGCGTAATTGATCGCAGGCTGGGCGGCATTGGCATATTGGTTTGTCTGTGCCGTTGCCGCGTTTTGCTCTTGGTTAAGGGGGGCCACAAATGCGCTTGCGTCAGTGCCGTATTGCTGGAAGGGCTGCGTGGCGGTTGCCTGAGCCTGAGTATTGACAGCGCTATACCGAGCCAACACCTCTGGTGGAATGGCTACGCTCGAAGTCGTTGTTCCAGTTTTACCGCCCATGTTATTGCTCCGCGTGTCCGGTCTGGACGTTGTATAAGAAGAAAGCGCCAGCCGGTGGGCCAAACGAACGCTCGTATAGTTTTACTTTGGCTTCTGTACGATGATTTGACAGAACGCCAATAATCAATGGAAGGTTAAGCTCATCAGCAACCTTCTTTGAAAAATCACAAAGGCGACGCGCCCTACCGCCCTTTGCGCTTCGAAACTCGGGATCGACAAAAATTGCCTTCTCTTCGAGCATCCAAGCATCCGAATACCACATCTGGCTCATTCGTAAAAGGACCGCGCCTTCAATCTTTTGGCCCGGCTCTCCGATAATTCCAACTAGCCCCTGCCACAGGTAAAGAGCAGGCTTGATCATGCCTAGCATCTTCTGTGGGTTAACGTCCTTGATGCCATTTTCTTCCCACGCATCTAGCGCCAGCTTTAGCATGGCGGCTTCGTCGGCGGGTGTTCCTAATCTAATCGTTGGTTCCATTTCAGTCCCTTTTTGGCCCCGGTAACTTCTTCAATGTATCAATTGTCTTCTTGCGATATCCGGTCACGAAGTGGTCGAGGATTTCGTGGCCATGGTCAATGTCCCCACCACCGATGCGGGTGACGTCGTCTGGTTCAATAACATATTCGCCACCGGCTGCAACGATCTCAACCGGTGCTGCGCCACCCGTGGCAAGCTTTGAGCCGTATGGACCGGCACTGTTGCTATATGGCATGCCAGAAGCATTATACGGAGCCTTGGGGCTATTATAGGGCGCGTTGCCAGCCCCGTAGGGCGTGGCACCATGTTCCATGTATGGTTTTGACGAAAACATGCGCTTGGCAATCTTGAAGCCTGCCATCGTGTTGCCTTCGCCCATTGCGCCGATGATGTCGGCGGGGATCACATAAGACCCCGACGGCACGTTCATTGGAAGGTGATCGGTGCGGCCAGCCACGGGGCTGTGGATTGGTCCCACATGCACCTGATGTTTGGGTGCCCCCAGACCCAAGGCAATCTGCTCACCCATGCCGCCACCGGCAAGACGCGAATGCCGGGCGGTATTCAGCGCAGCGGCAACAGCCTGATCCTGCGGGTGCCCAGCGCTGATCATTTCGCCGATGTTGTGGCTGATTGTTTTCTGGGACTTGCCCTTCGATAGCGGCATAGCGTAGTACCTTAATTTGATGCGCCAGATATTTTAAAGGTAAGATTTGTCGTACCGGCGTAAGCTTGTATCGTATAGTTTGAGTCTAAAGCAGTTCCGCCACGCCACGATATTGTCGTGTGAGCTGCAATCGGCGCGGAATAATAAAGAGCATTTGTAGCATTTGCAGTGCCGCCCGATGGGACGAAACAAATTGTAAACGTGTCGGCAGACCCTGATGTATTACAAATGTCTATTCCGGTGACTGTATACTGAAGTGTATTTGGCACCGTGTATAAGATATTAGCTGATGTCGTTGACTGAACCGTTGGAGATGGATCGGCAATATAGACATAAGACATATAGGAAAGGATTTGCGCTAAATTGTTAATAGCGACAACACCGTTTTTCTGTGTAGTGAGGATATCGTCCAAACTAGCCATTAGAATTTCCCATCCGGTTGGAACCGATACCTGATAGCACCCAGACGCCAGAAGGTGCCAACGTCATTGGAAGACACAGCGATGGACATCAAACGGGCGCGGATGCGGACGGAGATATACTCGGTTGCCTGCGTCATGTTGTAGGGGCCGTATGCAGTGACTGCATCGCCGGGGTAATTGGTCACGTAGAATGTAATCTGCACCGTGGCATTCTGCGAACCGCTGTATGTACCCCACTTCATGTCCGGCCAAATCTGGTCGATGAAGATCAGATCATCGGCTTCGTTGAGTTGGAAGAAGCCGGTCTGGAACGAAGACAGCATAGCCGTAGTCGATGTCCCGCTGGCCGCATCGTTTCCTATTTCGTGCTGATATAGGTAATTATCAGACCCAGCACCAATGGGAGGCCCAAGCACAGATTGATCAATCCAAGCAGTACGACCAAGAGAGCCATAGTCCCACTGTTGGAGAACCGTATTGTATTTAACATAGGAATCATTCTCCGTCGAACTCGCCGATGGATAGTACCAAGTCACTTCACTGAACTGCGAATTAACGCCACAGGCGACCTTGTAAAGGTACGAGGTGTTGATATTTTGGAAGACAACGTCCCAGATAGGGCAGGGAATGCTTTGCGGCCCCGAGCCCATCGACATAAAAAACTGCTTCTGGCTCATCCAGAAAATTGCGCCGTTAAGCTGGCCGGTGCAGTGACGGGAAATCGCGCCGCAGTTTGAGCCAATTTTATTGAAGCCATAGACAAACGGCGTTCCAACATACTGCATCGCCCACAGATCAAGATCGGTCCAGATCAAACCCTGCTGTGGTCCCTGAACGGCGGCGACAATCTTGGAACCAGTTGGGATACGATATGAACCAGCTTGATTGGTTGGTGCGGCAGTCCAAGATGAGAAGTTTTCAAGATCAGACCACCTAATTAACATTGGGTCTGGAGACAACGTAAACGACGACCCATAGGCAACAACTTGGCGCTGTGGCATGGCAACAAAAATACCGTTGTTTACCAGTGGTCCATCTCCACCCACGATCTGCGCGTTTTGTAACTGTCCACCGGGTTGCCAATAATAAATGGCACCACCTGCTGGGCAGGCGATTAGGTCTTGGCCGAAGTTGTCAAGCGTCCAATCGGTTGCTGTGATAGGCGTTCCGGGCACCGAAGGCTGGGTCGTTCCAACACCGAATCCGCCAGTTCCGAAGCCGCCGACGCCGAAGCCGCTGCCAGTAGGTTGTGGGCCAAGGGCCACATAAAAGGTCGATTGGATGTTGCCGGAATTGATTGAAACGGGGCCAGCCGACGATGTTGCAGTGTTTGCGGCGGAGAATGTGAATGTGTTTGTCGTTGGCACGGTTAGAACTGTGTACAGGCCAGATAGCGTCAAACCGCCTAAAGTTGTCGCAACTCCGACATAGAAGCTGTCGCCGACATTGTAGCCGTGATTGTTGAATGTCGTGGAAATGATTGACGATCCGCTTATCGTCGAGAATGCATAGGATGCGCCGTCACTGGTGACGGTGGCCGTTGCCAGTGCAGAGGCGCTGATCGTGTATGTGGTGCCGCTTGCCGTGTAGATGGCATAGGGGCCGGTGAGGATCAGTCCGCCGACCGATACGGGCGTGACATAGTTTACAAAGTCCAGAACTGACGAGGTAATCCCCGCGTCTGTAACGGTGACGGTATTTGATCCAGATGTTGTCGAGAAGTTTGGGGCAGAGTTCGTGATCGTTATCTGCGGGGTGATGTCAACCAGATTATTGCCCGTCAAGACATCAAGTTGCGCCTCGGCACCAATTCCCAGATGGTTGGTGGCGTTAAGATCGGCCCAGCCCTTCAGCGCTCTAACCTTTGATGATAGCGCGGAGTTAAAGTAGGCCACCCAGCCGCCAAGCTTCTGGGCCAGACCGTAGCCGTTGCGCTCTGGAAGAAACCGGATCAGGGCCGAAGACGAATAGGCAGCCTCGTTGAGTGCCAACGTGGTGTTGGTCTCGACGCCGGGCTTAAGCTTAATCGTGTTATGCGGCATGTATTATACCCTGATCGGGGTTGCGGCAGGCGCAGGGGAGTAGGATGACCAAGCCGAAGCCTCGTATTTCTTGCGGTTTTCTTCGACCATGGCCGAGCGCAGAAGGGCTTGATACTGGTTCTCGTAGCTTTGGGCCATCTGCGGATCATCCGACTGACGGCCAAAATTGCGCTGGTATGCCGAGATGTAGATCATGGATGCCATGATCATCATGTCTGGCAAGTTGGTCGAGATGTATGTCATCGTATTCGTGGCCGAAAGCGGCGCAGAGCGCACGGTGCCCGTCAGGCGCACCTGATATGCCGAATCAGGAATAGGGCCGACAATCATGATCTGGGAGGTGTAGCCGGTGGTTGCAGCGTCGCCACCGTATTCGGCATAATAGGCAGGAAGACCGGCGGTTGAGCCACTGCCGTACACGTTCTGCAGGAATTCCTTCGTGACCGGCAACAGAGGCGAAGACGCGCCAGAGCCATTGATCACTTCCAATGTTTCAGTCGTGACAAACTGCGACTGTGGGATTGTCAGCGTGTTGTTGTTTGCCGTAAACGAGTATGCGGTCGTGCTAATTTGGGTTGACAGAAAGTCGATGTCGCGCTGCATCCGCAACTCGGCATACGAGATCATCTGTGGCAAAATGATCTGATAGTTGGTGTCCGTCACCGGAACCACCGCCATCGTTGCAATCTGCTGAACGTAAGTGTTGTAATCCATGACTACCTAGCCAAGTTAAAAGCAATTCGCTCGACTTCCGAAACGCGTTTAGACCAGCCTTTGCCGAAGGTATCATAGGTGGCAAGACTTTGCAAAAAAGCTAGTCGGGCTTCGCAGACGGACGTGACAACATCACGAGGGTTTGCCGCTTCAAGAGCACTAAGTGTACTGGCCCCGATTTTTCCGTCCGCATTAACACCGAGAACCGCTTGAAGGGCTTTCGCTGCGCGGGACGGCCCCGAGTTGACGGCAAAATCGAAGACGGCATAATCCACCCCTACAGGGAGATCGTCGCCGCTTATAGCATCCCAATACCTTGCGCGATAGAGCGGTTCGACATCTTCCGGCGTCAAAGCTGCAATGTCGTCTTTCGTCACTGCATGACCGACATACTGCTCCCAAACCGCCTTGGTACAACCTAGATTAGTTGCGCCGCCGGGGTCTTTGGGATTGTCAACATACCCGCCCTCGTTTTGAAGGATGAGTACGAAGCAGGGCTGCCAGTTACTTTGCATGGACACCCAACGTCTTTTCATAGGTACGCAAACCAGCCATACCAAGCATGGCGGTTACTAATTCCATAAGGGACTGATCCAAAGTAGGCAAATCATGCCACCCCGCCCCAACGGCGATTGGACGCAGAAGGTATTGGTATGCGAGGCCAAGTGCGCCAACCCACCCAATAGCAGGCCGCCAGCCACTAACAAAAATAGAAGACGATTGTGCTTCATTTGCATTCACCTGTGTCTGTTGTGCATCCCAGCCCTGCAGGGAGGTCCGTAGGGCTGCCTCAGCTTCCGCCCGTTGGTTTGGGTCGGGAATGAATTTGTTGACGATCTGCAGGCCTGCGCTGATCGCGTCGTCGATGCCAAATGCCATGATGCCCTCTTAGAATGGTGCCGCTTGCGTCTGCAAAACAGGCTGCGATAGCTGCTCTACTTGCTTGGTGATCTCGTTTTCGACAGCCGGTATGCTGATGCATCCAGCGACCCATGCGTAGGCCATGTCGTAGGTGATGTCGGCATAGGGCACAAACTCGGCAGGGTTTGGTGTCCCAAGCTTGGCCGTTCCCGAGGCTGACGATGAGATCGTGCCATCGGTGCCGGTGCATACCCAATTCACCGCCGTAACCACATCGGTCAGGCCGTCGTATGTCGGCGACACGATAAACTGGGGGAAGGTCCATTCAAACGTCATGTTAATTCCAAGCTATTGTAATGCGACCAATTGCACCAGCGCCGCCCGTGTTTGCCGATCCTGCCGCACCCACGGCGAACCCTATAACTGTGCCAGCAGATGGCCCATTTGAAGTGTTAAAAGTATACGTGGTATACCCACCGCCACCGCCGCCGCCGCCGGTTCCCCAGCTTTTTGCGCTATTGTTTACGTCTTCATCAAAGGCCGCTCCACCGCCACCGCCCCCCGGTGCATTGCCGGGGCTACCATTATAATAACCACTGCTTGGGACAAACCCACCGGCACCCCCACTACCTCCGTTGCCGCCGGTTCCACCGCCGCCTGCGGATTGGCGTTGTCCATTCCCGCCAGCAGTTCCAGAAACGCTAGACGTCCCCCCGGAGCCGGAACCTGCACTGCCACCAGCGCCGCCACTTCTATCACTTGCGGGTGAAATACCCCCGCCACCGCCATTGCCTACTAAAGCATTGCCAGACACCGTTATGGATGAAGAGCCGCCTGCGCCACCATTTGTATGCGCCCCTGTGGGGCCACCTGCATCTCCACCACCGCCGCCAGCTCCCCAAACTTGAAAAGTAATGGAATTTCTATAAAGCGGAACGGTAAAGGAACCGCTGTTGGTATAAGTTACAGAACCGGGCGAGGCAGGGTCCGTAGATTGCTTATTATAGAATTGATCCATCCCAAGATTGGAGCTGGAAAAAGTTCCAGTATTCAATGAATTTGGCTGATACCAAGTAACCCCACGGTATGCTGACAAAGCATAACCAAGCCCAAAAGCTGAGTTAATATCGCTAATCGATATAGGTCCAGAAGCAGGGGTAGCCATTATTCAGCCTCCAATTCCTTCACACGACTTGTCAATTCCTTAATAGCCTCAATAAGCAATGGCACAAGGCGTTCATATCGAACTGTAAGATATTTTGAATCGATAGGGGCGGGGGCAACAATTTCCGGCAAAATAGCTTGAACGTCTTGCGCCGATATACCTACCTCGCGAATAGGTGCATAGCCTAAAGCTTGCGCCGTCTCGTTGGCTTCATAATAGAAGCCTGTGAGGGACAATATCTTATCCAAAGCATTTTCAATGCCGCCAAGGCGATTTTTTAACCGATCATCAGAATAGTAGGCAGTGATATTGTTGGTAGCACGAATTTCACCGGACGTCCCAGATGCTGCTGTTCCAACGCCGATAGAAGTAAATGTTGGGGAACTGGGGACGCCGCCATCATTTGCAAGGCGCACATTGGTGCCATCGCAATAAACAAGAACGCTGTAGCCTTGAGGGACGGCTATTGTTGTACCGGCTGCGACGTTGCTGCCGTTGTTAGAGCCAATCGACACGGTGAACGCGTTCGTTGTGTTGTTGCTGACAATCCACATGCCTGCCACGCTCTGCGGAAGCAAAACTGTCTGGTTTGCTGCCAAGGAACCCGTGAGATTGAACCGCATAGCTTGCGATGTTGAACCGGCAGCGGTCGAGCTGGGCGCTGTGATAAGAGTATATGTCGAACTGCTGCCTGTGTTAACGGATACGCCGGTCGTGTTGCCAAACATCTGGTCAAGGATGGTGGCGTTGTAGTTCAGCGGCTGGTCCCACGTTGGGGATGTGCTGTTATATGCTGGCTCGTTAAGGGCAAGATTAGTCGTCGTTGACATCGGTATTGTCCTTCTTACGGCCTAGAATCTGCTGAAAAGTTTCAGTTTCGTATATGCGAATGCTATACCACATAATGGGCAGCAATGCACCAAGCGGTGTCAGCCAGCCCAGAAGCGTCGTAATCGTCGCTGAGATCGATATCCAATCCATGAAATGCTTCATTCCACTATCAATGTTGTCAGTTACAGACATGATCGGACTCCAATATCAAAATAGGACGTTTCGAGAACATCATGCGCCCCAAGGCGGTGGTAGATTAACGCTCGTTGGCGTGATCTGCTGTTGAATCTGAGCGGCAATATTAGCTTCCAGAGCAGCAACCTGTTCTGCACCAAGAGTGGTCGTTGTCCAACCTTGAACCTGAGCTTCAGTCAAGTCAGCGTATGGCGTGTAAGGCGATCCAGCAACGTAGGTTAGGCCAACCGTACCATAAACAGAGCCAGTGTGAGTGCCGTCGGTGCCGGTAAGCGTCCAATGCACTGTGTACACGACATCCGTTTGGCTTTCATAAGTAGGGTATGCGGTGAGGGTCGGGAACGACCAAGTGTAGGTGATAGCCATGTGTATTGGTCCTTAAGGGTGGGTGGCTTTATATGCTTCGAACTTGGCGTCAAGTTCTTGAATGGCTTTAATGAGAACAGGAACAAGTCCTGATTTATCCAAACCATACATTAAATTTGCATCAGTTTGGTCATCTACAGCATTATCAATAACGGCCTTTACCTCTTGAGCAATAAGGCCAATATGCTTTTTAACCCCATCAACCTCATCAATCATATTGTATTCAACTGGCCGAAGTTTTAAAATCTCTTCTAAACCAACATTTAATTCTACAATATTCTTTTTTGCCCTTTGATCAGAAACTGACACATACGCACCAGTCGTACTATTGATGTAACCTTTTGATGCCGCATTATAAGCAAAGTAAAAGTTTCCAGATGTCCCATCGATCATCTGCTGCCAAGTGTCAGTATTGGACGATTTTTGAATTGAAAATGCTTGAGTAAAATTATTGTCAACGGTCTGTTTAATTAGAACTTTTGCGCCATTAGAATTGCTCGTCGTTCCCACCAGCAGATTGCCGGAGGAGTCGATACGCATCTTTTCAGTAGGCGTTGTTCCATTAAGAAATAACATTGAACTATCGCTAAACAACCTGATTTGACCAATAGCGGTAGCTCCACTATTGATTTGCATCGTCATCGTTGGCGCAGAATTTGTTGCCGTAGCATTCAATACGACGTTATTAATATTAGATGAAGAGGCAGTTCCTTCAAAATAACCAATATTTCCAGATGATGCTGTAACCGCAAATTTTCCATAAGTACTTGGCGAAGTAGTCCCAATACCTACGTTGCCAGCATTGGTAATACGCATCGCAGATGCAAGCGTATTGGCTGTAGTGCCTGTTGATCCAACTGGGGCAACTTGGAAATCAATGTATCCAGAACCGCCCGTGCCTGTGCCGTTACCTGCATATAGCGATAAATTACCGCCAGTGATGTTGGTTCCCGTGCCGTTTGGCGAACGGATAATAGATGCACTTGGCGTAGCACCCGCATCGCCACGGCCCAAGATGAGGACAGGATTGGTTGAAATATCAAGTTGGGCGGCTTGCGTACCGTTTGTGTAGAACGATAGCGGCAAATACGTACCCGTGCCGTTAATGCCCGACACCAACTGAACGTCCGTGGAGCCGTTCGTCGCAATCAAAATCTTGGATGCGTTGGTAGGATCAGCGGCATTGGTTGCTTGCCAAGAAGCAGCCGTGGATGTGCCGTTAGGCAAAGCATAAATGCCCGTTGTGCTGTTGGTCGTGCTTGTCTGGAAAGCCAAACGGTTCGTGATTGTGGCGTTGGTAAAGTCACCAAGGATACGCGCACCAGTGCCAGTGAATGTTTCGTTGCCGCTATTACTAATGCTGCCCGTTGTTAAAGCCGTAACCGTAGGCGAATTAGACCATGCAGGAGCAACACCAACGCCGCCAGAGATTAAAACCGACCCCGTAGCAACATCCGCCAGCTTGGATAAAGCCGTAGTGGTGGATGCGTACAATAAGTCGCCAACGGTATAAGATGATTGACCCGTGCCGCCATTGGCCGCAACAAGCGTACCTGCAACCGTAACAGCGCCTGTTGTGGCCGAAGATGGCGTTAAGCCCGTTGTACCAAACGTAATTGATGTAACAGCAGCAGTTGATGGAATTGCACCCCACGAAGGAGCACTGCCCGTTGTAGCTACAAGAACTTGACCCGTAGTTCCAACGCCCGTAACGCCAAGCGCACTTGTTCCATTACCATAAATGATGCCATTAGCCGTAAATGTAGCCGCGCCCGTACCACCACTTGCAACTGTCAAGGCATTCGTGAGAGACAATGTACCGATAGCCGTCGTGGAAGTGCTCAAGAACGTAGCATTACCATTTGAGGCAATTGTTAGAGCCGTTACAGCCCCGTTATTACCCGTTTTAAATACAATATTATCTGTCGTGCCTGAACCTGTTGTGGATTGTAATAATAACGACGAGGAAGCAGAAGTTCCGCCGTATACAGATGCGGCAGTCAGTGACGTAAGCGTAGGCGTTGCAGAATAAGAAGGAGCGGCACCAACACCACCAGAAATAAGAACCGACCCCGTAGCGACATCAGCCAATTTGGATAAAGCGGTTGTGCTTGAAGCGTAAAGAATATCACCAATCGCATAAGATGATTGACCAGTGCCACCATTCACCGCAACAAGTGTTCCAGCTACCGTTACCGCGCCAGTAGATGCCGTATTAGGCGTTAAACCTGTTGTTCCAAACGTAATGGACGTAACCGCAGCCGTTGAAGGTATTGTAGAAGACCAACTTGGCGCAGCACCTGTCGTGGCAAGCAAAAATTGACCCGTTGTACCAGCCGCCGTAATGCCCATAGCGGTTGTAGAGGAGCCATAAACTACGCCATATTGCGTCAATGCAGAGGCTTGCCCAGTGCCACCCGCTGTTACAGGTAACGTACCCGTAGTCAGGACTGACGTAGACGTAGCATAAACCGCACCGCCAGACGTGAATGACGTTAATCCAGTGCCGCCATTGGTCGTCGCAAGTGTGCCACTTAGTGTTACAGCGCCAGTAGTTGTTGTGCTTGGAGCAAAACCAGTCGTACCAGCTGAGAATGACGTTACACCGGCGTTAGCAATGCTAATCGTTCCAGAACCGTTGGTAATTGTAATGCCGGAACCAGTTGTAATCGTAGAACGGGTAAATCCAGTGCCGTTTCCAATATCAATTTGACCATTGGTAGGTGTCGCCGTCAAACCCGTGCCGCCATTTGCAACATTAAGCGTACCAGCAAGCGTTACCGCGCCATTTGTCGCCGTTGATGGCGTAAATCCAGTAGTCCCCGCTGAGAAAGTTGACACGCCAGAAGATGCAATTGAAATACCACCCGCGCTATTCGTAATGGTGATGTTTGACCCGGCTGTTAACGTCGCAAGTGTATATCCAGTTCCATTACCAATAAGAAGTTGACCGTTAGCTGGAGTAGTTCCAAGAGCAGTGCCGCCATTTGCAACACCTAACGTGCCACCTAACGTCAGCGTACCTGAAACCGTAATAGGCCCACCACTAAACGTAAGACCGGTAGAGCCGCCAGAAGCATCAACGCTCGTAACCGTACCAGCACCCGAAACTGTTGCCCAAGTTGGGTTAGCACTGGTTCCACCCGTACGAAGAAGCTGCCCCGCTGTCCCCGGTGATAAAGCCGTCCACTGAGTACCGCTACGAAAAATTAATGCACCTTGAGTTGAGCCAATAACAACGTCCAAGATGGAAGATAAAGAGTTACCCGTTGGGACTGCTGATACGTTCGATGTGTTAGAAAGAATGGCATAGGCGCTTACTGAGGCTAACGACAACGTACGGTTCGCGGAAAGGTCGCCGCCGCCAGATAAGCCCGTGCCAGCCGAAATGGTCGTTGATGCCGATGCTGCACCAATATTAGATGGCGTAATTGTCGTGTTTGACGCTGATGTAATTCGGCCATACGTGTCCACTGCAATAACAGGAACAGCTGTCGTAGAACCATAAGTAGATGCAGAAACACCGGTAGTTGGTAATGAGATTGTGCCAGTAGTCGTTATCGTCCCGCCGGACAAACCATTACCAGCCGTAATAGATGTAACCGTACCCGTGCCGTAAGATTGTGCTTTTACGAAAGCCGTAGTGGCCAACGTGGTGCTATTGTCACTCGACGAAGGCGTTGGGGCTGCAGGTGTTCCAGTGAACGTAGGCGAGGCCAAAGGTGCGGCACCCAAAAGGGTCATTGTTTGCGCGACAGTTAGATCTACCGGCTGTGCAAAGCCAGCCGCATTGTTGCCCTTGATCGTGTTTCCGGCCATGTTGGCAAGGTAGACGTTTGCCACGCCACCGGCATTCAGGCCAATTGAGCCAGTCGAGGTGATCGTGCCGCCCGAAAGCGGCGAAGACGCCGTAATCGACGTTACGGTGCCGCCATTGGCGTTTAAGTTGGCAATTTGCTGTGCGGTCGCAGATGACGAAACGCCATTCTGCACAACCATGACTTCAGATGATCCGCTAAGGGTCGTAAGAACCGGAAGATTCGTGACAGTCGTATTGCTCATGTCGTGGGTCCAGTCAGCGGTATCTGGTTGTAGTTGTATGGCAAGCCAACCAAGGCCGTAACCATCAAGGTGGTGCCCTGAAGCAACCCACCTGCGGGTATAGCATTGTTGACCTGATATGTGAAGGCCGTCGCAGTCGTAACCGTGACGCTATAAATGCCATCTGCATTGTTGTCTGTCAGACCCTCGACTGCGATTTGGTCGTTGGTGCTAAGGCCATGCGCCGATGAAAACGTCACTGTAATCGTGCTTGTGCCGGTCTGCGACGTCACAGACAGCGGGGACAGCACAACGCGATAATGCGACTGGTTTAACAGCGGCATGACGGCATTCTGATCGAGGCCAGTCGGCTTGCCTACAACTTGAGTTGTGACGTTCTGGCCGTCTTGCGTGACGATATCCGTCGTCGATGGGACAGGAATGCCAGTCCAGAAGTCAGTTACGGTTGGGGCATTGGTCGCGATGTTGTCGGTTTCAGCCGCTGCGTAATCTTGAACGCGTGGGTTCATGATTGGCACCGGGTCAGCAGGAAGAATAATCGACCTTAATTGAGCCTGAGGAGTGTCCAAGCACGGGTTACACACCAGAATGCGCTTGTTGATAAGGCCAGCACCTGCATAGTCAAACTGCCACTGCAGTTGATGATGATTGTAAATAAAACCACACCGGTCGCATTGAGCTGCCGCCCTCGGATTGCGAGAGCTTATTGATGCACGGCCTAATTGAGAAGCATACCCCATTATGCGGTCCTAACGTATTCAAACTTGTGTCCACCCGCGCTTATTCTACTGCTCATAAACATAAAATAAACCGGTCACCGAAAATACCCCTGAATTTGAGGGCTTATGTACTGCTGCGCCGTTTCCACGTTCTGCTCGGCAGCAACGGAATAGGCCTCATCAGCCAGCGGCTTCAGCAATTGCACCTTTTCGGCATTCCAGATGATGGCGAGGCGCAGAGCCAGATTGTAGGCAAACGCTTCCAACCAAAGGTATGGGATTTCGACCGTCTGGCCGCCGGTGTAGGCCGCGTCTTGGATTTGGCGGACGCGGTAATACTTCAGGGTCTGCGATGACGTGCCATCCGGCACCGGCCACAGTGTCACCTGCGGTGCAATGAGGCGGTCCATCCAGAACACAGTGGGAAAGCCTACCTGCTGCTTATTGGGATAGGACGCGTACTCGGTGCGCGAGACCGGCAGGATGATGCGGTCGATGGGCTGCGACCCATTCGTGGTGTTTTCCACGTAGGCATCGAGCATCACGACGGTGTTTGGGTCAATCGAGTACGTGGCCGCTGGCGTCGAGGTCGAGATCGTGCCGCCGGTGGAAGTTCCAACAACCGAGGATGAAAAGGACACCGAACCGTTGGAACTCGCCGTAACCGTCTGCAAACCGTCTACAATGCCGGTGCCTGCCACGGTAATCTGTGTACCTATTGTGTATACAGGGGTATTGGGGGTGGCATAGGTCAACGTGGCCGTTGAGCCGTTGCCGGTAGCCTTGGTAATCGTTGGGGTCTGGTTGAAGTTTACCGTCACGAGATCGACGGCCCACAGGTTCACACCACGGTTAGCCCAATTGGCTAACAGCAGGTTCGTGGACATCCGCGCGGCTTCCATGTGCTCTTGGGCAATAGCCGTATTGCGCACTTCGCAGAGATTGTACGCATAGAGCACAATCTCGCCGAGCGACGGATTAAACGTGTAGGTGCCGCTTGTGGCCATTAGAGAGTTCCGTCAGTTGCAACCAGAACGCCCTCACCAAATGCGCCGACAGCATAAGTTCCGGCAGTCGTATTAACGCGAAACTGGATGTCTGTTTTTTCCGTATAAATCAGCGGATATTGCCGATGAATATCCAAAATGCTGATAAACGGCGACTGAGCAATATTAAAGGCAACCTTTGTAGAAGGATTTTGCTGCCAGTTAATGAAGGTCAGGTTATTAGAAGATGTGTAGGGGTTAGATGCAAACACGTCGATGCGGTTCAAGAAGAACGAGTAACCCGCTGGCACCGTATAAATTGCCATCTGTGTCTTACCGACACCAATAGCAATCTGTGCATAGGTCGTTCCGCCGTTCTTAGCCGTAATCGTGCCAACATTTGAATTGCCAAGCGTTGCAACGCTGGTGACAATCATGCTGTTGATGCGGAAGAATGCCGTGCCGTTGGTGGCCGTACCGGAAGTGCCGCCGGAGAATGTCACCGTATCGGTCACGACAGCATAATTGATATCTAAACCAGTAACCGTCATGGTCAGGGTTTCAGATGCCGAGCTGGCATATGTCATCGTTAAGGCAGAGGTTGGGTAGGTATAAGTAGATGCATTTTCCCAGACTGGGATGCTGGTAGTCGTTACAGAGGCCTGATAGCCAAAAATGTTGACCACGTTGTGAAGCGTAATCTGGCTACGAGCTACCTGTAGTTCAAACGGTTCATTGCGACCCGTGCGAGTGATGGACTGGTTAACAGCGCCCGTTGATGTAAAGGTGGTCATGATTATTTGCCTTTTTTACGCGCAACTGCCACATTATCGACAGCGTTAGGATATGGCCGACCTGCGGCCCTTGCACTAGCCTTAGCACTTTGCTCTTGCTTGTGCGACAAATGCTTTGTGTGATGGCCCTTGGGAAGCTGTTTGTCCCAGAATGGTTTGGTTGTCATTGATAAGCCTCAAATAGGTTCAATCCGCTATGGATTTTAACATAATCCGCAGCTTCCTGTTTGTTTTTTGCTGCCAAAAGGTAAATTCTGGCATATTCTAATAGGTCTGGGTCGTCTCTAAAATGGCCCAAACCTCTATTGCACCTATCACATAACATGCCCCTAATCTCGCTTGTTACATGATCATGATCAACGACAAGTTTATCACGTTCTCCGCAAATAGTGCATTCAATTGTTGTCGCTATAAGTGATTTCAATTCGTGATCAGAGATCATGCCGCGATAGTTTCCACGGCGTATTTCAGACCTATACGAATTACGACAATCCCTGCACCAACTATCCAACCCGTTGCGCTTCTTATTATGAAGAGGAAAAAACTCAGAAGTTTCTGGTTTTTCGCATTTGCAACGAGTGCAAATTAGCATGTCACGCCCCATTTTTTTAAAGCAAGATTGATTCTGCTGTTGGGGTCGTGGGCAGTTTTAGAGGATGTAAGTTTTTCCTTCATCCCACACATTCTTGCCCTAAAATTCTCGTGGCGCGGATTATCGGAATCTTTGGTTGGAGCCTTGAGGTGATGACCTTCCGCACGAGCAGATTGCCTACCGCGTTCGTTAAGCCCACCAGATGGCGATTTACCTTCGGAACGCGTCCATGCAGCGGTCATATGAGGCTCCCTATAGAGAAAAGGGGGGCCGAAGCCCCCCTCGACTTTTTACTTGCCGTGCTCTTCTGGCTCATACGAATGGTGACCCTTAGGCTCCATACCCTTGTGAGCAGACGACAGTGGGTTCATGTTTGAACCACCGGCTGCGCGACCACCCGACTTGCGTGGGGCGCGGTCCATACGATGCTCGGCCTTGTGGCCTTCGTGGTGACCGACGTGCTTCTTTACCTTGCCGCCAGCCTTACGCTTGTCGGCTTCCTTGACGACGTTAGAATTGCCGCCTTCATAGACGTCATGTGGAGCTTCGTCAGAAGCCCAATGACCTTCCATAGGCGATTCTACCTTGCCACCCTTCTTGTGCTCTGCACGAGGATGCTTGTGATGCACACCGGCTTCCATATGGCCGTGGTGATGTCCTTTGTGACCCTTCATGGCTCACTCCTTAGAAGTTGTAGTATTGGGTTGAGCCAAACAGACCCGTGGTATACGGAGCCATGTAGGCCTGCGGGGACTGACGAACGATCAGCTTGTTGGCACCGCTGCTTGAGGTAGCGGCGTAGGTTCCACGAACGTCTGCCGTCGTTGCCGATGGCGTGGTACGGTCAGCGGGGAGATAGCCCGTTGCAGCAGTGACCAAGGTCGAGGCAACCAAAGAGGTTGCATAGTTGACAATGATGTCACCGAACGTATCCGAACGAAGTGGAAGACCAAACACGTCAGCAGTACCGACCGAATAGGCGTGGGTCGTATCAGCCGTGCCGCCCGAAAGCACCACAGACTTGATGTACTTGAACGCCTTCCTGCCGTTTACAGCCGAACCTGCAGTGAGCGTAATGGCTTCAGACATTGGATACCCGTAGATATCGTAGCCGTTAACCGTTGCGGTCGTGTAGGTTGCGCCTGATGCCGCCGTAACGCTTACAGCGCGACCGAGAAGAGCCTGTGGGCTCCAGTTGGCCATGCTTGGCGTCTGAACGTTGTTTGGAACAGCGCACTGGCTTGGCATCTGGTAGGCCAAGGTGACCGTTCCAGAGGTTGCAGTCAGATTGCCGGTAAGCTGATAGGTTCCGGTCGTGCCTTGCGAAACCGTCGAATAGGTGCCGGTCGTCGTAAGCTGCGCGATAACCTGCGACCCAAGAGCGGTTCCCTGAGAAACCGTACCCGTGGTCGCCAGAACTACCATGCCCGGGCCGATTGGCATCTGGTTGGTCGAGGTCGTGACCGTCAAGATGCCGTTGGCGACCGTGCCGGTAACCGATGCATAAGCATCGAGCGCCAGAACCGTGTCAGTTGCGCCCGTATCCGCACGGGTAAACACCGTGGAATAGTAGACACCCGTCGTCGAGGAGTTAGCAGTAACCAGTGAGAGCGTTGCACTCGTCGGGTTGGCAGAGGCGACAATCGCCGCCGCTGCCGCCGAATAAGGCACCGCACTCAAGGTCGTGATGTTATCGAACCCAAGCCAGCCAAAGTCGATGGCCGACTGTGCTTCACCCGGAAGATAGGTGTAAGGCAAGCGTGGGTCGAGGAAGCCTGCACCTGCATAAAACAGGGACGAGCCGCCGATATCGGGGTTGTAATCAGCACTTGTGGCAGCTTGGCCAAAAGCGATGAAAGGACCAGTGAATGCGTCTACAGCCATAGTAACTTCTCCTTACGAAGTTGGGAACGAACCGTAGATCGAACGCCAGTTGTAGTAACCGAACGAGTAACGCTCATAGCCCTTTACAAGTAGATTATCAGTAACAAAATCGACCTGCATGTCAGTTTCGAACTTTACGCGCTCCATATAGGCTAAACCGTCAATGTTGGTAAGTAAGAACCAAGCATATGGCGAGGTCAAGAAGTCGTTGACCATGTAACCTTCTGGAAGACCACCGGCAGTTGTCATGAGCGCGTTGACATCGTTGTCAGCAGTACCCGGACGCAATTCGGTCTTCAGAAGACGGATTGCAACTGGCTCCAACTGAGGAGGGATAATCAACTTGCGACCACGAGCAAACACCTTCAGACCGGCCTGATCCTTGAAGTTCGTGCGGATTGCGATCATCGCATTCAGCAAGGTGGCTTCGTTAAGATCAACCTGCGTCGATGGGGTGTTGGCAACCGTACCGCCATCGATAGGATGCGCCGTGGAGCAGAGTGCCACACCGTCGCCGCCGACCGCTGCATTGTAGGTCGTTGCCGTATTCAAGAGGTTCGCGCCGTAGATTTCCTTGGTCTGTTGGAAAGATTCAATCAGGCCGAGGTTCGAAGGGGTGAACTGGGTCTTGTAGAGGTTGTCGTCGATTGCCTTACGGGTAATCGCGTAGCCGAGAGCAATTTCAGTGTGCTCTTGGTTGTACACAAAACGCTCACCCGAGCCTGAATCGAAAGCCGTCTGGCCACCTTCGCTCTTAAGCTGAGCGAGGCCGAGGTAGCGCATTTCTGCGGTACGTTCGAGAGCCATCTTCGAATCGTGCTTAGTGAAAATCTTGTCGTACTGAGATGGGATCATCTCGTACTTGCCTTCGACACCGCGTAAACCGGGGAGCAAAAGGTCTTTAATCTGTGAGAGATTAACAGCCATGATAAATTACTCCTTACGAGATACCGGTTGGGCCAGCGCCATTCGTGCGCCAAACTTCGTTATTGAAGCCGACGATCAAATTGCAATACTGGGTGGTTGGATCGCCGCCGTTGCCGAACGAGGTGGCATAATCAACAACGATGAATGGATAGGTAACCGTGGTGCCAACAGCCGAGATGTAAGCGCCAGAACGACCGGTCGAGGTGTTACCCGTGCCGATGGTGAACTGTGCATACTGGCCTTGGACGCCAGAAGTCTGGGCGGTAGCCGTACCCGTGATCGGGAAACCCGAACCGGAAGACTGGACAACGAAACGAGCGTTTGGATCATCGATCACATATGCTTCGACGTCGTAAGAGCAATCCGAACCCGGCCAATAAGACGACCAAACGGTGCGCTTCTGGGAGGTCGAGAGATACTTACAACCAACAAAGATACCGGCGAGAACCGTGGTTCCGGCTGCGGCCTGCGTGATGTAACCGTTAGCTGTGCTAACGACGGGCATTACCGGATCGCCAGTGAAGACTGCCGTGGTATTGCCTGAAGCGATTTTGCGGGGGGATTGTGCGAACGTCGGTGCGCCGCCTGCTCCGCCCTGATACTGCAAGAAACCGTAGGGCGCAAAGGTATTGGCCATGACGGGATTCTCCTTTCAGAGAGTTTCCATCATCGCGCACCGAGCCGACTATGAAACGGACATTGTTTTAATCTCCCACACCGGGGGGAGAGCGAGGATGGCAATATAGACACACTTGCATCTATAAGTAAAGGGGGCCGAAGCCCCCTTTTTTATTATTGCTCTGGAACGTACAGATTGTGGTCCTTGGTGATCTTCGGGGCCACCTGCGCGTCCTCGCGGCTGATCAAGCCACCCTTGCCTTTCGGGTCAAGCTGGCCTTCCTTCATGCGGACCTGAGCCCGTGCATTGCGAAGGTCACGAGCCTTGATGTCGTTCGTGATTTCTGCAGGGCGCTCACAGAGCACCATGCCGTCACGCTCGATAGCGCCGACAGCGCCACGGGCCATCATGTCTGGGTGCCGTGAAGTATCGACCGGCTCCCAACCCGAACGGGCCATCTTTTGCAGATAGGCCGCGTCAACGTAGCCCATGACCGACTTGACTTTCCACTCATATGACCAGCCATCCGGTGGGATCGGCGTGGCAAACTTATCGGAACCTTCGTCAACCGTAGCGTTGTTGTGGTCGCGAAGTTCCGCGACACGACGTGCCGCGCGTTCAGCGGAAGTCTCTTCATGCAGTGCTGCCGGGCGCAATGACAAACGGCCTTCGTCTTTAATCGTCTTCATATCCATATTCCTTTCTTAGCTTGCCATCCGGCCAGCTTTTTGCAGTGCTACTTTGTTTTGGGCGTATTCCTTTGGCGTCATGCCCATGTCACGGGCAGCTTCCTGCTCGGCACGGGACAAGGTAACGACATTGGGACGTCCGCCGGTGCCCGTTCCAGAACGGGACACAGGTGCGGCAGGCGGTGCAGATGCCCGACGGCCCGAGGTTGATTCCGAGGCTTCTGACATGGCTGCTTCCTGACGCACGGGCGTTTTATTGATGTTGAGGCGATTTTCGAGGAAGTTGAAGTAGTCTGGACTATCCGGCTGGATGCCATCATCGAGCGCGTCGAAGTGCGCCCTCTCAAGGCGCTTGGCACGGCGCTCGTCATTGACCACATCTGGGTTGTTGCGAACCCATTCAGCCGACTTTGGCGTCAATTGTGATGCCAATGCCTCTACTTTGTTGGCTACGGGGGCTTTAATCTGCGCCTCGTAGTGCTTTTTTCCTTCAGTAATCTGCCGAAGGTTGTTTTCCGTCTGGTTGATGGCCATCAGGATGTCAGCTTGGGCGTCAGTGTCGCCGTTTGCCACCGCTTCGCGAAGATTTGCCTTTAAAATCTCCTTATTGCGGCCTTCCGTCTCGATTGCGGTGTTTAACATCCGCAAATCGCTGTCTGCCTTGTCGTTTGTAGCTACACGAGCCTGCTGTTCGGCACGTTGACGGGCAGCTTTCTCGGCTTCAAGCTCACGGCGAAGGGCTTCAATGCCATCATCGACCGTAATTTCGGGTTTTGTCTTAATAACAGGCTCTTCTGGAGCCTCCACGATGACAATGTCGTCCTCTGGGGCTGTTTCCAGCTCCAATTCTACCTGATTGTCTTCCATTTTTATCTCCTTACCACACTGAATCTGGGTGCTTTACGCGCCCACGGATCACGACGTCGTCCATGAGACGGCAAGGCTGGCCATTAATGGCAACAGACCAACCATCAGATGGGCGAAACACGACCCAATCGCCGACATTGACGTCTGCGTCCTTGAACCAACGACCTGTATCGTCTTCAAAAGCAGACGGACCTTTCTTCACAACAAGGCCAACTTTGCCCTGATACTTGTCTTGCTCGGTCGTCTCGTCCGCCAAAATGATGCCGGACTTGGTTTTGTTGGGACGAATGTAGATTGCAACGAGGATGTTGTTGTTAAACACCTCAATCTCGTTGAGATCGCCAAGGCTTGCCAATAAATCTTCCTTAAAATTATCGGCGTGTGTCATCTTCATAGGAGGCATTAGATTTTCTCCGCATTGGTTTGGGCGATATCAAACATTTCCTGAACTGCGCGGAAGGCCTGAACCATGCCCACGTACTTCTGATATGTTGCATAATCGGCCACGTATCCTGTGGAGATGTAGCTAACGATCTTCTTTTCTTCTTCGTCGATTAACTTTCGCAATTCGTTTGCGAATTTCGCTGCTGTAGTTTGCATATTGCCCTCTTTAACCCCTTGTAATGATAGACCGGACGCCCCAAGGGGCTGGAAAGGCGTCCGGTCCTCTCTCATCTGGGCGGTTGCGAACCCCGCCCAGAGAAACTTATTTGCCGCGTGGCTTTAGGCCGTAGGCTTCGATTTTTTCGAGCCGTGCATTGCCGCCACCAGCGCCCGTATCGATTGGATAGCCGGTACGGCCACCAGACTTGCGAGGCATTGGGTAGCCCATAGGCTGCTGCATCATTGGCTGGCCCATCATCGGCTGCTGCTGCATTGGCTGCATGCCACCGGCATTGCCTAACGACCCGCCGACCATTTTGCGGGTACGACCACCAGTAGCGCGGCCCGGCATCTGCGGAGGCATCTGCGGAGGCATACCGCCCATAGGAGGTGCGCCGCCTGCCATCTGTGGAGGTGGCACAGGAACGCCCATAGGAGGCTTTGGTGGCATCACAGGAGCGTTAGGCATGCTGGCCTGATCCTGACCGCCACGAGGTGCCATCACAATGTTGATCGTGGTGGTGCCCTTGGTACGGCCACCCTTGGCGTGTGCCTTGCGACCGCCGACTTCGCCGGGGTTTTTTTCTTTGGAATTGCCGGAGAAAACGCCGCCACCTGCATACTTCATCGTGCGACCGCCGCTGCACATATGGCAGGTGCAATCCTTGTGATGCATGGTTTCTCCGCCGGACTTGCGACCGGTACGGGCCTCAGGCTTAACCATGCGCTTGATCAGCGCCTTGTCTTCGGCGACGTCTGGGTGCTTGATCTTACCGCCATGTTTACGGTTCTGCGGAAGCGACCGCTGGAAGGCAGCCTGCTGCTCATCAAATGCCTTGGCATTTTTAGCACGATCAGCATCAGAGCCCTTCATGGTGCTTTGCGATGCAGCCCGTGCGGCGGCTGCATTCTTCATCACGGTATCGTAATCAGGCGTCGTTTGGCTTTGAGCACCAACTACGTTGCCATCGGCACCGTCATGGTGTTCGCGCTTCTTGGTCCGGCCACCCTTCTTCATGGGACCAGCGGCCTTGCCCATAGCCTTATTTTGGTCGGAAATAGGATTGTTGCCAATCATACCGCCGCCAAACTTGTGAACCTTGCCACCCTTCTTGAATGCGCCGTCATGCTTGATGCCTTCGCGATCTTCGTTGGCTTCGCGGACATTGCGGTTGATCAGGCTGTCAGCGGTCAGCGCACGGCCACCGGACTTGCGGGGCTTGCGGTCGGCGCGTGGAATAGGGTTATTGCCGATGACCTTACCACCCTTCTTGTACAGGCGCTTGGTAAGCGGACGTGCGCCGGTCTTCACACCTGCATTTTCAGGAGCCGATGGCGTCCACGTCGAGCTATCGACCTTGCTGTGTGGGTCGGTCTGCGTAAGGCGCTTGGCCTTGGACCTGCCACGGTCGTCTTTCTTGTATTCTTCCATAGTCTTTACTCCAGAGTGTTTATTGACGGCGTCCCGTCACGTTGCCTAAAGGGGGAACCGACGCAGGCAACGGTGCGGCGATCTTGGCCAGCACATGCTGGACAATTGCTGAATTGGTTGGCGCTCCATATTCAACATTTGCGTCTTTACCGTGCCAAATACTGCCCTCTACCTTGCCACCCTTCATATATGCACGACGCAAAAAACCCCCGGTTGATAAACCGGAGGCTTTAGCATGTTCAATATCAGCAGGATTTAACCCAAAATTTTGGGCTTCATGCGGCTGAAGTGTTTTTACTGCACCAAGTGTTCGTACGAACCGGTCGGAAGGACGTGGTGCATTATCTGGTCGTACTGCCCCTCGATCTCGTCCGGCGTCACCGTTTCCACGTCCCCCTTGTGGCGCAGCAATATCCGATCCAGCGCTCTGTTCAAGAGGTTTGCTTGTTGCGTGGACATCTGATTGACCAGTTCGTGGCCCAAAACCTTCACCGCCTTTTGAGACAAAGCGTCGTACTGCGTCTTGTCGATCTGCATCTGAACCTCTCCATTTCATAATGGCAAGTGAAGGTAATCCGTGACGTTGCTCGTCCCAACCTGTTTTTGCCCACTCATGTTTCATATCAGCTAAATGCTGATCTCCCAAGGGTTTTTTATTCCCATCATCATCGTGCGTCACGTACTTTGGATCAAAAGGTACGCGACCAAGCTCTTCAAAACCAAAGTGTGAATAGAAATCAGGCAAGAAACCATTTGGATGGCGATCAGTTGGAACAGCATATGCATCCAAGGCTGTTGCGCCATGCTGCAGCGCCTTCAATACTACCGGTGCGCCTCCGATGCCTTTGGCACCGGGCTCATTGTTTACAACGCTGGTCAAGGCAGTTTCATTGTCAGTTAAATCAGGGTGATGGAAATCATAATCTTTAGCGTAATTTGTGCCGTGCTTAAGACCAAAGTACACTTCACCGTCTTTAAGTTTATATCCGGTAAATTTACCGGCCTTCTTCATTTTGTTAATTTCTTCAGGGGTGTACTGGGTAAGTGTAGAGGATGAATCTGAATTACGAAGTGCACGAGCAAAATCAGCGGAACCAACACCGCCTTGCTTGACGTTGGTATTGGTGTCTCCCCACTTATCATTGAAAGCATTAAGGGCTAACTGTGCTGCCTTGCTAGATTGAATGTCTTTTGGCGCATGCGGCAACATATCCGCAATTTCTTGCGTGATTGTGGTGACTGGCAAAGCCATTTCAAAGGCACGGCGGATATTTGGTGCCTTGCCTTTTGGTGTTACCTTAGTTTTGTTTTCTTCTTTTTTCGCGTCAAACCACGTCTTGTGTAGGATGTCTGCAGATACAGGGTTAGCAAAGCGCCCCACAACGCGCCCACGGACGCCCCAATCATATGATGGGTGGATTGGTAGCCCTGATTTTGCCAGATTAACCAAAGAATCGCTTGAACCACGGGGCACTTCAAGCAGATACGACGCCGAACCATATTGGTCACCGGCATGCTGTGGCGAAAGCGTATCACGACGAATTTTTTCAATGCTTGGTGCGCCAAGCTTTTCAGCTTTGGCTTGGCCAAGGATATCATACATCTTCAAACGGCTTTCAAAGTTCATGTCTTTCATAAACTTTTGAATTTCAGGGTGATCAAAGCCGGGGAAATCCTGCAAAGATTGGTGCTTTGCATCAATTTCACCTTTTTTATTTACCGCGCCACTACGAATTAAATCGTTTATTTTCGATACAGCATCGGGTGAAAGGCGACCATCACTCACATATGCCTGCATCGTTTTGGCGACAGCATTTGACATCGATGCATTGGAAAGATGGCTATTGGGGTTCATTGCATGCACTGCAATGTAATCAAAATCTTTATTAAGCTTTGCAGTTCCTTTTCCCTTACCCTGCACAGCCCACCCTAAGCCATGCTTTTGATTTTCAGGAAGCAAAGGATAGCCGGGGCCGCCAAGCATAGGCTCAGGATTTTGAATTTTGCTGCTGTCAATGCCTGAATAATACCCACCGGCGCGGGTTAAATCAGCCAAAAGTGAACCAACTCGTTTACCCACAAGGTCTTGTGGGTTAACAATTGGAACTTCCTCGTGGGAATTATAGCCAGATGGAACCCACCGCTCCCAAGGACGATCTTGTGGACCGGCGGCTTCAGAAGATACTAGCTGGCCTTTTTGAAATGGGCCAAATGGTTGCTTGTATTGTTTTTGACCTGTTACCGCACCCTTTGTGGCATAGCCCTCAACGTCTCCGCCCTCGGCCTTAGTGATGTTGGGGTTTGATAACCCACGTTCAATTTCATCAGACATGGCTTTTAAAGCATTTAGCTTATGACCCATTGCATTACGGGCATGAAGCATAACTGGCAAATGTGGCTTACCCGTTTGCTTTGCAGCAGCCAAGCGATGATGACCATTTGAAAGCATAACACTAGGATCATGCTCATCATTATTTCGGTTATAGCGAAATGCTGTGGCTTCAACAGGTTCGGAAAAATCCATATTACGAGCAACATCGTCACTTACACGATGCGTTTCACCCGCCATACCAGAATGATCTATGGCATAAGTCGGAAGGTATTTTATCTGAGGAATTGACCCATTGTATTTTTGATTTGGTTCAAACTCATCGCGCTTCGGATCACCAACAGGGATGACATCCCGACCACCCGCAGAACGGTGCAATCCACGGATCACATGCACTGACTGTGCCAACTTGCGGAGCGCATCATCCATTATTGGTGCCTCTTGTAATTGATGGGATCACGTTGCCGAGCAATTGATGCACGGCTGGGTCGCTTTCAGGGTGCACGGCGATGTTCTGCGCCAGATCAATCATCTGGATGCGCTCCTTTGCGATCATATCTGCCTGCTTTAACTCGGCGGTGACCTTATCGTTCTGTGCCTTCTGGGCCAGCTCGGCAGCCTTGATTTTGGTCTCGGCGATCTTGGCGTCGGCCAGCTTTTCCTTGATGATCAGGTCAATGCCATCAACTTGCTTTTCGTGGTCAGACGGTGGCACGACACCACCGGCACCGAATGTCTTGTGGGCTTCCAATCCAGCCTTGCTGTTATCAAGATGCAGTTGGGCACTGTCGAGCGCGACCTTGCCCTTGGCCAGCATGAGCTTGGTATCGCTGTCCTGCTTCTTGATCTGCAGCTCGGCCATCTTGGCCTGCGCCTCGGGGTTGCTTTGCTGGCCCATGGCCTCTGGGGGAACCATGAACTGCTCGGGATTTGACCAGCCTATGGACTGCAACGCCATGCGATCCACAGCAATCGGGTCATACATCGCAGGATTTGCGGCCTGCAATTGCTTCAGGGCCATAACCTTCATCATGCGCTGGGTCTGGCTGGCCGTGTTAGGATCGGCCTGTGGCACAAGGTCCACCTGATTGATGGCGCGGAGGAAGGTTTCCTCATCCCATTGCCGGGCTGGGCGCTTGTTTTGTTGCCAAAACGAATCAGGGTTTTCGCGGAAGCAGCGGACCAGCAGCTCGAACTCTTCCGACTGCGCGGTATGCATGCGCTTGTGAACGGCATTCAAAACCTTGGTTGCTTGATCGATCAGCGCAATCGTGGTGCCCACCGGCGCATCTTGTTTGCCCTCGCCGACAGCCTGCTCGGCGGTGCCGCCGACACGCATGCCGGTGGTATTGATGCTATCCACAAGGGTCATCAGGCCGGGGCCGACATCCTTGTAGGGAAGCGGCATAACGGCGTCCGAGATCGGAGCGCCGCCGGTCTTGATCAAGGCACCACCGCCGGGAGGAATGCGGAAGATGTTCGTGTTCTGCCGCGCACCCGCATCGGAATACAGGAAGCCGGGGAAGTTGGCGTACATGCCAGCATCGAGCATTTCGCGCCATGCGGCGGTCAATGCATTGGTCGTGTTGCCTAAGATGTGCAGGAGACCCAGATCATAAAACCCCAGCCCCGGTATGAAGGTGTACTTAACAAACGTCTGCCGAGGCTCCGGCAAATCCTTGGTATCCTCATCATAATTCCTGACAATGCTTAGAATTTCTCGCGACGACACGTCGATGGTCACGCGGTAGGGGATCTCCAGACCGGTTTGCTTGCCGTTGCGGCGATGCTCAAATGCTGCGATTTCCAATTCGCAATAGCACTCATAGATTTCGCGGTCACGATCTTCGGGATCGTTCTCGTTCTCGCTGATACCCTGCTGCGCCTTCTTCTCGCGCTGCGCGGCGTCGAGCTTGGCCTGCTTTGCGTTCGAAAGTTCCACATCGCTATAAACGCCAAGGATTTGCATCCGCTTGACGGTCGATGGCTTCATGTAGATGCGATGGGTTACGCGTGTCGAGTTGTAGAGGTCGGTGGCGCTGTTGTTGACGATGAGGTCGTCGGCGTCGATGCTTTCGCTAACTGGACGGTTGCGAAGGGGACAGAAATATACCTTCTTGAACGCCGTCCCGCCAAAGCCCAACATGAGGAGCATTCGGTCGGTATCAGGGTAATACTCTCGGGCAGTGGCCGTGAGGTAATGGTTGAGGTCGTTCTCAAGGTCATTGGCCAACTCGTCGGAAGCATCGTTCGCGTTGTTGTTGTCCTCGCGGATTTTTACGGGGCCATCCGTAGGCAATAGCTCCGACCGGGCATTGGCTTGAAAGCGTAGCACCGCCTCGAGCAGGAGCGGGTGCCGAACGCGGGACATACCCTCAACGGGCGCTCCGTCAGCGGCACCGGCGAGGCCCGGAATTTCAACCTTGAGGCCCAGAAGCTTAATGCCCTGAGCGCGGTCCTCGATCCATTCCTGACGCGACTTAAGATCACCCTCAATACCCTTCATCAGTTCTTCGGCGATGCGGGTCAGTTCGTCCTTCGAGATATCCTCGACGATGTTGTCGAACCAGCCTTCTCGCGTTGGCTTCTCAGCCTTCTCTAGCGGCGACCCGTCCATCGTAAACTCTATGGAGCCGTCAGGAAGCTGGATGGACATGATGTTGCCATGCTCGTCCATCTCCGTGGTCGGCGCGTCTTCCTGAATTTCAATCTCAAAGTCTTCCATGATCATCCTATGCCGCAACGGCTACTGGAGTGCCGCCATCGGGGGCGGTGGGCAGGTTTGAAGGCGGGATAACCGCAGGCTTGCAGCCCAGCAAACCATATCCATCGGCGTAGGCTTGGGCGCTTTCGGCGCTGTTGAACTTCTCGACGTCAATAATTTGACGCGTCCAACGGTGGGTCTGCATCCACTTGCCCTTGATCTCTTTGTTGGGGGCAACCCAGACATCCCTGTGTACCTTCAGCCCGTAGCAAACGTCCATGTCATACCCCGTAAAGCGGTTCCGGTGGACGCCCATCGTGCTGACGGGCATCCTCATATGCCTGCGACACCTCGTCTGTCCTGAGGATGAACCCAGAACGGCGCAAGTAGCGCATAGCCATCGAAACTGTATCTACTAAATCATCGTGCTTGGCCTTCGGGAAGCGCATGCACTGGCTGATCACCTCATCTGCCCACGCTTTGTCGGGGCAGTAGACCAGCCCTTCCTCGAACAGATGTTGCACCGAATAGAGACGGGCCATCTTGTCGATAGAGCCGGGGTCTTCGAGTTGGACGCCGAAATCCCTCCCTGCATACATCCTTCTTAGCTCTCTGGCAACTGGCATACCCACAGACTTGTTTTCGATGAGAAGCTTGGACACCTTCCACTTCTGGCAGCTTTCGCTGACCTTGGCTATCAGGTCGGGCATCTCGAGGTGTTCCTGCCAAGCATGGATCAGCATGATCCGAGGCGGAACTTCCTTCTCGTCGTATGTACGTACAATGTGGTAGCCGTTCTTGCCCAGCATGCGAGTGGCATGGGTCTTGGGGTCATCCGTCCAGATGCCCCAGACGGTCATGGCCGATGGATCGTTCTCGGTCTTCTGGGTGTAGGCGGTGTCCAGCGATCCGATGATGTAATCGAACGGCGGGAACTTGGGGTCGTCCCACAACTGCCAGTGCTTCCGCTTGATAATACCGCCGTCTTCCGGTGTAGGCTGCTGCTGGAATTGGCCGGACGCGGCGTAGGTGCCCATGATCTTCTTGTCGCGTTCCACCACGAACTTGGGGAACCGGTTCGGAAACATCAGCTCCCCTTTGACGGTGCGGGGGTCTTGCCATCCCAGCATCGTGGGTGCCGCGCGGTCGGGGTCGTACTCCATCGGGATCATGATGTGGTCGTAGCCCATCTGCTTCTCGATGATGATGCCGGACACGTCTTCTTCGTGCAGGCGCTGCATGATCACCACGATGGCCGACTTGTCGGGGTTGTTGAGGCGGGTGGGGATGGCGCGTTCAAAGGTCTCGGTGACCGTCTGGCGCTCGGCCTCGGAGTTGGCGCTGTTGACGCTATGCGGGTCATCGATGATGACGCGGTCGCCGCGCGATCCGGTGATTGAGGTCATGGCGATAGCCTGCCGGAAACCGCTGGCTGTTGTTTCAAACTTGGTCTTGGCATTCTGGTCGCCGGTCAACGTGACGCGGTCGCCCCAGCGTTCCTGATACCATTCAGACTGGATCAGCCGCCGCATCTTGGTGCTGTCGCGGATGGCGAGGTCCACATTGTGGGAGGCGCAGACATAGCGCAGGTAGGCCATGTCACGCGGCCCCCATTCCCACGAGGGCCACAGCACGTTGCAGAGCAGAGACTTCATCGCGCCCGGCGGGACATTGATCAGTAAACGGGCGTAATATCGCTCATCGTCGATCATCATCTCGTCGGTGATGGCGGTCAGGTGCTCGGCGATGGCGTCGATGTGCCAGTTGTGCTTGTATTCTTGCCCGGGCTCGATGACGTGCCAAGCCTGCTTGATGTACTCGACGAACGAGAGTTCGCACATGCGCTTCTCGACAGCGAACCGCGAGGCGTCAAGGTTGATCTTCTGGCCGTCGAGCATCATGAAGGTCATTGCGGTGGCCTCGGCAATGGCATCCAATGGGTGGGGTGAACTTGTCCTGTTTCCAAAACCATCCAATACAACTCTTTTGATGGCTCACCATATGGAGGTTCGTCGTAAGTGTGCCAACCTTCACCAATTACGATTCCACCTCCCTTTAAATACAAAAGAACCTCCGTATCCTTCGGCGCTGTTTCGATTGGTTGCCATTCAGTCATTTCGGTTCCTCCGGCAAATCCATCCAATGGGTAGGGCAAATACAACGATCTGACCCATCCCCTTCAACACGGTGAGGCGCGTAAACAAACATTGGCCTATCGCCGTATGTATAATGCATTTCACTGTGATACACCGCCACAGCAATACGTTGACTAAACTCCGCCTGATCCCCTTTTTCCTTATTTCCATAAACTAATATTGGACGATCTTTTGGTGCTGTTTCGATTGGTTGCCAGTTCATGCGATCAATACCTCCGCACGGTTCATGAACTCAACCACCAGTTCGCGAAGTTCCTCTTCCTTTCGCGAAGCGTCTTGAGCCCAGATCGCGTTCTCGCCCTCGACCAACTCCCATGCAGCATCGGCCACGGCAGACCAAATTCGTTTGTAAATAAGATCTCGCTCATCCCATTCAAGCAATGTAAAATCTCTCTCTCGTAATACCTGCGCCCGATAGGCCTCATACAGCTTTTGGGTCAATTCCTCGTGCGTAATCATCAGTAACGGTCCACTTCGATGTCAACGCCGAGCTGGTCAGCGCATTGCTGCATGATGGCCCAAAGCCGGTCACGTAGCACGGTGTTGATGTCTTCCATCATTCCGATCTCGGTACGGTCAATGGCCATGAACTCGGCGACGGCTTCCCAGCCCCGCCTTTGCGCTCGTGTGAGAAGATGGTACGGGATCGCTGGGCTTTGGTGCTGGTTGAACACCGAATACAGCGTGATCGCACGGTCGATGGTTTGAGCGGTCAAGAGGCTGATCATGATCTTCCATCCTCTAAGTGCTTTAGGATCCGCTTTAGCATCTCGTGATCCTGCTTCGAGCGCCGGTCGTTATCTTTTCCTTCGAGCCGCTGGCCCACCATGATCAAGGGTAATGCCACGAGCTGAATAACTCCCCCGCTGACATAGAAGACGATCTGCTCCCAGCCCTTGTCGAGCGTCGGCAACAGCGACCAGACGGTGAACGCATAGACGCAGGCCATCGACGACATGGCTGTGACAGTATGTCGCGCCAGCCACTCGTTAAATGCGTTGATGTGTGAGATGGCGCGTTTCATGGTTTGCGGCCCTTGCCGACAGCGCCGCCGACATTGCCCTTGGTCCACTTGTACCGTTCGCTGAATGATTGGGCTACTTTGTCTGCCATCTCCCAGCCGTCGCTATAGCTTGGCTCATCCTTCCACATTGCTGCCTGCACAACGGCGCGGCGCTTCTCCTCGGCAACACGATACTCGGCGTCACGCTTGTCCTGCTTGACCTTCTGATCAGCCTTCCAGTCCTCAGTCTGCATGTCGGGGTTAAGCACGATCATGGCTTCGATCAGGTCCATGACGATGGCCGCATCGTGTGCAATCGCGCTGTCAGGATCGTGCTTGCGAAGCTCCACAACCAGCGTCTCGATCTGCTGCTGGCAGGTTGCGAGGCTCTTGATCGCGTCGTTGTAATGCTTGCGCTTGACCATCGTGGCCATCTCGGCCTTCATTCCACCAATGACAGTTTTCCAATCATCGGCATACCGTTCCAAATTTCTGGCTTCAGCAGCGGCCACATCGTACCAGCCGCGTTTTTCAACTTTGTTAAAAGAACCCCACATATTGGGATGATGTGGGTATGCGCTCTTACGCCAAATCTCATACAACTCTTCTGCGCGTTTATACATCGTTATTCTCCTTTTCTATCCACTTTTCAATCCTGATTGGCCCGAAGCGCCAATATTGAATATCCTGCCAACGATCAGAGTATGCGTTCGTCCGCCACCATGTGCGCCAGCCGAAGCCGACCCAATTAATCATCCATTTCGTCTTCATCTGGCCCCTCGATTGCTGCTACCAGAGCTTCCCGCACCGCCAGAAGCTGATCCATGTCCAAAGCCTCCGCCTCGATCACGCGGCCCTCGACCACCTTGATGTTGGCATTGACGTCGATCTTCTCGCCATACCGGAACCGCGCCAAGCGAATCGCCTGCCACCGGCGCTCGTTCACCAGTTCCTTGCGGATATCCCATGCAACGTTCTTCCACTCGCCAATGCCGCGCAGAATTGCCTCGTTCTCCTCGACGCGCGGCTCGATGCTTAATTCACGCGCACGGGCGTATTCTGACATAAAATACGGATCTCGATGTAGTTCACGGTTCATGGTGCGGTAATCAAGCCCCACTTCCGCATCCGCGCAGATATCAGTCGCCGAGCGCCCAATCGCGATCTGCTCACAGACATAAGCCTTCATCGCATCATTCATCAACCGTGGTGGTCCGCGTTTCGCCATTTATATCTCCTGTTCTGACAGGTTATACACACATCGCACCTACGTGACAAGTATGGGTTGACTAATTATAAATTTGATAATAATTCAAATACTTCTATTAACTGGAAGGATTGATCCAATGGAAGTTACCCACGTTTTAAAACTGCCCCCAAACTTTGATCGCAAGGACTGGCCTTTGAAGGACATGGAGGTTGGCCAAATCGTTTGTATTTCTAACCCACCGGCGCATGCTCAGGTCTACGTCCACGTCTATGCCTCGAAGGTAAACAAGAAATTTAGGACCAAAACCGTCGATGGCGCTTTGTTTGTCACCCGTAAATTGTGATAAAACATTGAAAACAAACAACAAAAGACCCGCTAGAAACGGCGGGTCTTTTATGCCTAGTTTAAATATTTGTTGATATGATTAAACCATTTTGTGAACGAAATGGGCTAAGTTCTTGATTTTACTCTTCTTCTTATTAATTAATTATTAGATATTATTAATAGATTAATTAATTAATCTCTCTCTCTTATATCTCAGGGGGTGCTATAGTGTATCTTTATATCTCTAATTTATTTTGAGAGTGTCTCTAGGGTGTATCCAATAACAGTATATCAGGAAGTGGCCATAAGTGACATTTCCAACAAGTAACTTGCATTTTTA